CTACACAATCTTTACGTACTTCACAGATATTATCAATGATGTAGTTAAACAATGCTTCTCCGTGAGTGCCGCCTGTTGAGCGACCAGCAAGAATAAGTGATACGTCAATATCAGCAGGATCTGAATAAAGATCATAGCCTGAAGCATAATCAGCAAGACTCATAGTTGACTCGCCAGAACCATCTACACCACCGGCCAGTGATACAGATTGAAGTCCAGCCGGTGCACCTGTTAACGCCGTCATATTAATAGCGGTGTTCGAATAAGTAGTGCTTTCTTCGTTTTGTACATAAATCCAATTACTTAAATTGTTAAGTACTGTTTTATAATAGATTGTTTCGCCTGATTCATTTTTAGCATCAGTAGCTCTTGACAATCCAGCAAAGCGCTCTAGTATTGTTCCAGGTACGCCAGTAAATTCACCATCTTGGTCAATAACTAATACGTGAAGCTCATCACCTGAGCCTCCTTGACCAGCAGTATATGCTGTAGTAGAAGGTGCACCATCAACAGAATTTTGATATTTCCATGTTTGGTTAATAGTTTCTGAAGTAAAGGTTTGTGCAAGTGTATATCTGCTCTTAAGATTAATTGTCCGCGAACCTGCAGTATATGTTGCATTCGGTGTACCAATTGTAATCGTAGGAGTCGTTGCATAACCAGAACCACCATTTACAATTGTGAGACTATCTACTGTACCACCTGCATCAATGG